AAACAATTTTTATTGACACATATTGCTGAATTTGTGACACATATTAATGCCAGTAGCTTACGTGTTTTCAACGCCCATGGCGTTGTCACGCGTAACTTAGGTGATCCAATTGAAAAATCTTATGTGCGCTATGAAAATTTTCAAGGTGGTTATTATTTAGGTAAGTTGCCTGGTTTCGTAAATGCCAAAGGAAAATCTAAACTTATTTATAGTAAATTGGCTGAAGATTTGCCAATGGTATTTCAAGAAAATTTTAATTTTGTTCCGGGTGTTAAATATGTCAAGCCACACATGCAATCATGCATAATTGATGGTTCTTGGAGTAGTCCTCATAATCAGTTTTTGCGAAAATTGCCGGTTAAACGTAGTTTGGATCAACAATTATTAGCACAGGTCGTTAATGAGTTGTGTGAGCATCTTTTTAGAAAATTTGATGAAGCGAAAGTTGATTTAACTCCTTATACCGTAGAAATGGCTATCAATGGTAACATTGAAGACGATTTCTTCCGACGTATGAATGCAAAAACATCTGCTGGATTTGGTTTTAAGGGTAAAAAAGGTGATTATTTTCCATTAGTGGAAGGTGATTATCGTGAGTTTACCAGTGCTATGAAAGGAGAAGTCTTTGAGTTGATTAGCGCTTATGAGCGTGGTAATTTTGAAGCGGGTATTTTAAAAACTGCACTTAAAGATGAACCACGTCCCGTACATAAAAGTCATACACCCCGTGTATTTACTGTCTCTGATGTTATACGCACGTGTGCGCAGCGCATGTATTTGGGACCATTCTATACGATGATGTTAGAATTTTCCGATTTGTTTTGCGCTGGACTTGGGACGGATATGCACCGACAGGCACATACTCTTTTTAATAAGCTCACTATGTTTTCAGATAAATTCATTGAAGGAGATTATGGCGGTTTTGATACTTCTATGCCTGTTGAAGTTGGTGTTGCAGCATCTACTGTGGTTTTTCGCGTATTAGCGAAATATGGGTACAACGATAGAGCATTGAAAGTGGTTGATTCATTATTAAC